TACGCCAATTCAATTACTTACAACACCTTCCTCGCATCCAGCGTGAGGGTATTCGATTCAACCTTTGACCAATCCTTCGCATGAGCGTACAAACACGAAGCGACCTCCAAGCGAGTGCTGCTACCATCACCAACGAAACCGCTGCCGGGGCGAACACCGCATCCCGTGTGGGCGGCTTATTCGACGACCTTGCTGACACCGCCACGCTTGACCGGGAACGGGGCTTTGCGAACCTTTACCTTGACACCGACACGGCTTTCACCCCGACGCAGGGGCAAAGAGTCAAGTTGACAAGTGCGATGAAATCAGGCGTTTTGTCAACCTACAATTTTTCAAGGACCACGACATCGCTGACCTACACAGGCACAACAGGGGCAACCCTTCGCATCGCTGTATCCATGGTCTTTTCGCAGGGCAACAACAACCAAATCAAGGTTTACATCGCTAAGAACGGCACACCGATAGACCAGTCAATGACTGACATGACAACGAGCCACAACAACGGCCATGCGATTTATACGGAGGCTTACGTTACGGGTGCGGTCAACGATGAGTTTACCGTCTACGTCAACGCAATTTCAAGCGGTGCAAGTATCACGATTTCGGCTCTTTCATTCACAGTTCATACGCTATGAGTAATAAATCTACTCAACACTTCACCCAATGGCTTGGGATAGAACATAAGGTCCCAGTCATGCTGGAGAACCGCTCCGGCAAATACATCACCTACGGCTTTGCCAACGAGTACCCCTACTACCTGCTGGACAACTATCGCAGGAGCAGCAAGCACAACGCTATCGTCAACGGCAAGGTGAACTATATCATGGGCGGTGGATGGCAGGCAGGGGATGACTTGACCGTGGAGCAACAGGCCCGGTTCATCAAATTTTTTGACGGAATGTCCAGTACCGAGGACCTGAACGACATCACCGAGAAACTGGTCTTGGACTTGGAGATTTTCAACGGATTTGCGGTTGCGGTTACTTGGTCCAAACTTGGGACCATCGCCAAGATGGAGCATATTCCCTTTGAGAAAATCCGGGTGGACAAGGAAGAAAAGATGTTCCAAGTCGCTGACTGGTACAACGATGATATGATGCAGTTGTTCCCCAAGGTCGGGGACATCGAGAAAATCCCTGCCTTCGACCCGGAGAATCGCATCGGAAAGCAGTTGTTCTACTATCGGGTGTACGCTGCTGGCGTGAAGCACTATCCTCTCCCCGAATACATCGGAGGGAATGCGTGGATTGAGGCAGACGTGCAAGTGGCGAACTTCCACAACAACAACCTGCGCAACAACTTTTGGGGCGGTTACTTGATAAACTTCAACAACGGCATCCCGACCCCCGAAGAACAGGGCGACATTGAAAGGCAAATCAAACGCAAGTTCAGTGGTACGGATAACGCTGGTCGCTTTGTGGTAACCTTCAACGATGAAGCAGCGAATGCCCCGACACTTGAACCGCTCACTCCGTCCGATATGGATAAGCAGTTCGAGGTATTAAACAAATCAATCCAGCAAGAGATATTCATTGCCCACCGTGTAACCAACCCCATGCTATTCGGAGTCAAGACCGAGGGCCAATTGGGTGGACGCAACGAATTGGTCGAGGCTTACGAGTTGTTCAAGGCCACCTATGTCAACGACCGGGTGCGCAAAGTGGAACGGATGATCAACTACTTGGGATCCTTCAATGGCGTGGAAGGGATGGAACTTATCCCTGTTGAGCCGATTACCGAGCGACTAAGCGAACAGGCCCTCTTGCAGATAATGACCCAAGACGAACTTCGTGAGAAAGCAGGTCTGCAACCCTTGGAGAAACCTGCCGACGTGGTTGGACCTAATCCCCAGCCCGACGAGCAACCCCAAGCCGTGGAAGCCTTGCAGAGCAACGACAATATCAAGAAGTTATCGGGCCGTGAGTACCAAAACCTGATGCGAATCGTGCGTCAGTACATGCAAGAGAAAATCACGCTGGAAATGGCTCGAACCATGCTATCAGCCGGCTTCGGTTTGTCTGCCCAAGAGATTGACACGATGCTCGGAGTGCAGTCCCAAGAGTTCAGCGAGCCTCAATGGGGCCAAGAAGATGACGAGGACTACGGATGGGGGGAAGAAGAATTTAAGGTCTTGGAGGTGGTTGCAAGCAAGTTTGGAAGCCATGCCGACGATTACCATGTGATGCACTCCAAGCCGATGCGGTTCGATGCCAACATAGACGAAAACATCCGCTTGGCCTTTGCCGAACTGGGCGAAGAAGAAAAAGAATTGGATATCAAGATTGAGGCTTACCGCAAGAAGAACCGGGACGCAAGCGTTGAAGAAATGGCCAAGGAGTTCGGGGTCAGCAAGGCGAAGGTTGCCAAGCGGGTCGCCTACTTGATTACCAAGGACCGCTACCCAATCAGCCGGGCCGTGGACAAGATTGCAGAGCAGAACCTACCCAAGAACGTCAAGGAAGTTGCAGAGCCTGTACTGGAGGTCCGCTACAAGTACGCATGGGCCACAGGGTTCAGCAACAAGGACAAGCGGTCAAGTCGTGAGTTCTGCAAAGTGATGCTGGACTTGGCCGGGCAAGGCAAGGTCTACACACGGGACGACATTGACGGGATTTCTGCGATAATGGGCTACTCCGTTTGGAATCGCAGAGGCGGTTGGTATCACACGCCCAGCGGAGTGAACAGGCCCCAATGTCGCCATGTATGGGAGCAGCAACTCGTTATCCGTAAAGGCAATAAAATTACGAAGGCATGAAGGCACTCTTTATCAGCGAAGAAACGCTGCTCGACAATAGCATCATAAACGAGAACGTCAGTTACACCCAAATCCGTCCAACGGTCGTCAAGGTCCAAGAGATGCGGATTCAGCCCATCGTTGGTTCTGCACTCTACGGGGAATTGGTTACGCAGGTCGTCAGCGGTTCAACGTCTGCACTCAACCAAACGCTGCTGGAGGACTACATCCAGCCCGCTATGATTCAGTGGCTTTACTACGAGTTGCCCATGGTCCTTGCGTTCAAGTACATGAATAAAGGCATGGTTCGCAGAACAAGCGAGGAATCAAGCCAAATGAGCATGGAAGAGATTACCCGGCTGACCGACAAAGTGAAGAACGATGCCGAGTGGTACTCCGAACGGATTACTCGCTACCTGATGGAGAACCGCAACTCCTATCCCTTGTGGAACTCGCCTCCATCGGCCCTTGACACCATCTACCCGAACGCCACCAACTATCGCACCGGGATGGTCTTGGACCGCAACAGGAGGATGGGAATCAGCAACTTGGATTACCCCTATCCCTACGGACAATTTGGGGCGTGTAATGACTGCTAACGATGGGCGCACACAAGAAGAACATACTGAAACTGCAAAACTATGTCTTGGATAAAAATCAAGCAAGCCCTGCTGGACCTTGCCAACAACCATCCGCAGGTCAACTCCTTCGGGACGGGCGACCCTCTTGCGGTAGGCACGGACAACACGATAAATCTTCGAACCCCAAGCCGTGAGCGTATCGTCTATCCGCTCGTGTTTGCGGACGTTCAGTCTGCAAATACTGACGCTGGTACTTTGGACTTGGTGGTTGGGGTTTACTTTTCTGACCGTGTTGAGTCCATTAAGCCGATGGGCGGAGTCGTTTCGGGCAGCCCTACGCTGGGTTGGCAGGACAACGAGGACGAGGTCCTAAGCGACCAACTGCAGGTAGCACAGGACTTCATATCAGCCCTCACAAACGACCCAAGCGAGGACTGGACCCTCTCATCCAGCGTGAGCCTTACGAGGTTTGTAGAGAGCCGGGATGACCGCACCGCAGGGTGGCAGGCGACGATGACTTTTGAAATCCCTTACGGCCATTCGGTTTGTGAAATTCCAACCTAAAAGACATTTACAATTAAACGCTAAAAAATGCCTACACCCATATTGCAACAAATGCTCGGACAGGGCGGTACGCAGGAGTTCGTTGACGCTGCCGTTACCGGCAAAAACTACGACTTCCTTGTAGTCAACGCTGCTGCCACATTTACAACCCTTACCGGAACTGGTGGCGAAAACCTGCTAACCGCTTACGCTCTTAGTGGCAAATCAGTTTCCGCTGGCATCGTGATTTCAGGACGCAATGGCGGCAAGATTACGGCCGTTACTCCATCCGCAGGTTCCGTCATCGGTTACACATTCCTCTAATGTTGATAGGTTACGGCTACGGCTATCCTCGCTCAATGCAGTTTGGCAGCAGCCCTGCCTTGACCGCTTGGACAAACTTTAATTCAAGGGCTACGGCTGACGGGGCAACCGCTGCCGAGGCTGCCGTGAATGGCTGCCTGTTCGTCCGATTCGCTGCAATCTACAATTTCTAAGAATGCCGACACCATCGCTGATTTTAGTACCTGCACGATTCAAAACGGGCAAACTTTACACACCCTTGGCAACGACTTCAGGCGGTGTGGTTCTTGGTGCATCGGGGGACTTCAATGTAACCCGTGCAACGACTGCTACCCGATTCAATTCGGCTGGCTTCATTGAGTCCGTGGCTTCGGGTGTGCCTCGCTTGGATTACTATACGAGCGGAGGAACGGCTGGCTGCCCTGCGTTACTGGTGGAGCCGAGTGCTGCCAACGGAATTCTTAACTCCGCTGACACTACAACAAATTGGACTTTGGGTGCAAACCTTTCAAGTGGTTATGTAGATGTTATCGGAGTGAGCGGAAACAATTTGACCGTTGCAGTTAGTGGTTCTAATATAGGGGCTAATGCGGGACGACATTCCCGTGGCGCAAATGGCGTCTCTCTTGCAAGCGGAAGCACCTACACGATTTCCTTTTTGATGAAAAAAACAGGAACGCACACGATTGGGGCGTACTATGCCGTTATTGGCAGTCAGGATATTTCGTCTGGGTTTGATGTTAGCGGTTCGTTTAGTAGTGGGTCAATTTACAATCCAAACAATGCAACAAACCGAATCCGTAGGGTTGAGCGATTTGGAACTGATGTGTTCCGATGCTCCGAAACCTTCACAATGACGGCAAGTGCAACATTGACGAATTTTCACTTTGCACCAGTTGTAGCCGTTACAAATGGAACTAACTCGGCAAGTGGTACAACGATGGCCTTTGCTGCCCCACAAATCGAACTCGGTGCAATACCGACATCGTTCATCCCCACAACCACAGGCTCGGTAACCCGCAACGGAGATGTTATTTCGGTAAGCGGCGCAGTCAGCGGTTGCATCGGGCAGACCGAGGGGACGCTTTATGCGGAGGTGGATATTCGTACATTTGCGAATAATGGTATGTTTTTATCAATCTCT